GGGAACTTCTCAGGTTTTCATTCGTGATTGATTGGTTCTTTTCGGTTGGCAATGCTCTCAAGGCATTGAGTGTCATCTTTCTCTCAAATCAACATCAAGCATCTTATGGATATTCAATTAAGTGTGTTCGAGAGACCACACTTCAAGTGTTATCCACGGAACCGGGTTATACCTGGGACCGCCAGCTTAACGCTGGTGGGACGGCTGAGTTGGTTGAAAGAGTACCTTCGAGTGTCTCGGTTCTTCCGCGTTTACAGCTGAACCTCAACGTTGAGAAAGTCATAGACATTCTTGCGTTGTTGGCTCAAGCTTTCACTAGGAGATGAGTATATGCCTGCAATGGCAACTACCCTTACCGAGTTTTCCACAAACGGAGACTCGCGTACGTACACGACATCTGGACACACAGCTTCGAAACCGAAGCTGGTTATCCAGCGTAGACGTGTACCAGTCGGGAATCAGATCATGGCCGAAGTATCGGTTGCAGTCTTGCAGACTGCTATCGACTCCGACTCTGCTCCGATTCCAGAAAAAGTCAGCTTTACGGTGACCAGCCGTTATCCCATCACTATCAAAAGTGGTGAGACGACGGTGGCCGACGCGCTGGCAATCTGCAAAGATATCGTAGGTAGCGATGAATTCGCTGCTGCGGTCACTTCTCAGAATTTTATTGAGTAATGCCGTCGATGCGGTTCAACTGTACCTTGTCAGGAAACTGACTCGGTCTCGGAAGAAACGCAAAGACGTCACGCCTCAGTAAAAGCCATCACGTTTGATCACCTAGGAGTATTCCCTTATGGAAACTCAAATGATGCCTTACGACGTGTGTCGAGGGTATCTAGCTGACGTCGGCCACGAACTTGGACCGGAACTTCAAGCCAAGGCATTAGGATTTCTCCGAAGCCGTAACTTGAAGGGTCTCTGTTCGATGTCGGAACTCGAGGGCTGGCATTGTCTATCAGCCCGCCAAGCACAAATCCTGCTACAGATCGAAGCATTCTTTAAGAAGAATGCAGATCTCAGCGATGAGAAGAAGTGCTTCGAAGCTGCTCGGAAGTCCTTTATGGACGCCGAGCGGCGATGTCGCATAACTAATCGTCGTCTCGACTACTACTATGACAAGCGCCATCGTTTAGATGCCGATCTTGCCTTGTGGTGGAAGAGAGCTGAGATCCATATTCGACGAGTACTAGGACCGTTTGGACGGTTCTTTGAGGAGATTCCTCAAAGGATCCGAGTAACCGATGGTGCAACATCTACGCGATCGAGACAGGAGTCTATCCCTTATCTTAAGATTCGGGGCAGGCTCATGTGTTCGGAAGCCGGTAGTCCGTACCTCCGCGCACTCGCAACCTTTTATGGTTACGATGGGCTGAGGATCAAGACTACTTGCTTAAATCGAGTAGAAGTCGTTCCTAAAAGTTGGAAGACGCATCGCACTATCGCATGCGAGCCGGATGGTTCACTACCATTCCAGTTAGCGTTCGATGATTATGCGAAGGAGCGACTCCGAAGAATCGGAGTCGATCTGTCTGACCAACTTCGAAATCAGACCTTAGCAAAACAAGGGTCGATTGATGGCTCCTTAGCCACCATAGACCTGAGTGCTGCTTCGGATACCGTATCGTTAAATGTCGTGCACGCCCTCTTTCCGGAGGGCTGGCGTCAATATTTAACTTCTTTCCGGTCTTCTCATTACAAGGGTAAATTTGGACTTGGCAAGTATGCCAAGTTCTCTTCCATGGGAAATGGAAGTACCTTTGCTATTGAGACGCTGATTTTCGCTGGCGCATGTTACGCAGTCGGGTCGAAGACCTATTCTGTCTATGGTGATGATATCATCATAGAAACAGATAAAGTCCCGGCCTTGCTTCGTTTCCTGCGTTTCTTAGGTTTCCGAGTGAACACAGATAAGTCATTCTGGGACGGCCCTTATCGGGAGTCCTGTGGGGCTTATTGGTACCTCGGACAATCTGTGACTCCGTTCTTTATGCGTGGTGAATACTCCGGTAAACCGGACTATTGTCACCTCGTTAATGGACTGAGCTCGATTGGAACTCCGGAAGGGTCCCTTTGGGCCTGGTGTAAGTCTCTCACGAGACGTCTCCAGCTCCCCATTGGTCCCTTTCAGGATGATTCGACGAGGTACGTCAATGTTGACGTGCCAACATCGCATCGCCTAAGACTTATCAAGACCCCAAAGGTTGGTGAGTATTCTTGGATCCCGCGCGTCAAGGGTTTTGTTCATAAGAACATCACCGGAGAGGTACGTGACTCAAGAACCTTATTCCTCTGGTACCTTAACCGGTACCGGCTGAACAAGAATCCCCAACAGTTCAAGGAATTGATAACCAGTAGGATCCCTACTTCGAAACGTAAGTACGTACGAAAGTGGGTTCGCTGGATCCCTCCAGCGTCGGCTACACC